AAAAATGCACTAGAAATTGATTATGCTAAGATCATTAGGGAAATGAATTTAGGGCCAGCTGTAGATTATCTTCAATTAGATTGTGATCCAGCTGAAGTGACTTTTGAAATCTTAAAAAAGATTCCTTTTGACGAATATAAATTTAAAGTTATTACCTTTGAGCATGATCACTATAACACAGATAGAAAAGATTTAAGAGAATTATCGAGAGAGTTTTTAAAATCTAAGGGATATACTCTAGTAGTCAATGACATTGCTCCAGATGAATGGCGCAACTATGAGGACTGGTGGGTATGTGCTGAATATATTGATAAGGATATATTAAACAAGATGATTGTTATCAATGACAAAGTTAAGAAAGGTGAAGATTACGTTTTATCAGGTAGAGGTTAATAATGATTCCAGTAATAGGCACAGCAGTAGTTTTTGATACATATTGGGTTTCTAGATTATTAGCCAGTGTGGATTTTCCCGTAGAGAATTTCTTCATTGTTAATAATAATGGCAAAGGTGAAATTACAGAGGATCTTGATAATCTAGCCAAGATCAAGCATAGATATATTAAAAAAATCCATGTATGTCACATGCCAGCTAATATGGGCGTGTCATTCTCTTGGAATTTAATTATTAAAAGTTATATGATGGCACCATATTGGGTTATTGTAAATGATGATGTTAGTTTTGGCCCAGGGTTGTTGGCTGAAATGCATCATAAAATAAGCAATGACTCAGAAGTTGGTATGATTCATGCTAATGGCGGCGACTTCAGTGTGGGTAGTTGGGATTTATTTTTAATCAGAGATACTGTGGTAAAGCAGTATGGATTGTTTGATGAAAATATGTATCCAGCATACAGTGAAGATGATGATTATATTATGCGTCTTGTACATAAACCAATTAAGAAAATTTTAGGATTAGACGCTAATTATTATCATGGCGCCGGAGATAAAACTCAATATCATTTTTATGGTGGTAATACAAGACGTCGTGATCCAGAATTTCAACAAAAAGTTGATGCTGCACGTGATTTAAATATTGATTATTTGACTGATAAATGGGGTGAGTATTGGCGTACTTGTTGGCCTTCATTTGAGCCATGGGAAGGCAAGCCGCATCAGCTAAATGAACAGCGTTATGATTTAGAATTTATCAGAAGTAAGTATTTGGGATTCTAAATTAAGTCCATTACATCAAATACTGTTTGTAGTTTAGTCCTAATAACACGATTATTAAAACTGCTGCGTAATCCTTGATGTAATGGCTTTGGGGCTAGATCGATTGTGGTCCATGCCCAACCTGCATGTTCCTCACTGATTGTTGGTATGAATTCATCGTCAACTAAGCAGAGATATGTATGAAAATTAAATACGCTATCGTTGCTAACAAATGTTTCTAATGGGATTGATTTTAGAATTTCTGGAATAAATCCTAATTCTTCGTTTATTTCACGCATTAATCCTTGCCAAGCATTTTCTCCGGCATCATTAGTGCCGCCAACTAAACTCCAAGTGCCACGATGTTTGCCATTGGCTTTTTGTAGTAGTAGAACACGCCCAGTATCTCTAGCATAAAATAATGCACCACTACAAACAATTTTGTCTTTCATAACAATATACGCCAGTATCCTTTGAGATATTCGCCTTCAAAACTCTTAACCCAACCAACCCCGTTCCATTTGTATTGAACATTTGTATATATGTTTGTTAGATAACGTATGACATTTTTTGATACTGTGTTGTCAAAAATTACACGCCATTTTGTGCCAGTCCATTCAATAATATCGTTAGTGTTAGCTATAAAATCACTGCCGTCGTTGTTTTGCCAAGCACTAGGCCCAGATTTATTAACAAATAATTCGTAAGTTATGCTATCATCTATTTGTGCTGAATTGATTAATCTAATTACCAGTTTACCGTCAATGTTTAAAACATCAAAACCTACAGGTTGATTATTAATATAAACTTCTGTTCTTAAAACCTTATTATAATCTACGGTAGTATCTATTCTATTGCTGGAATTTTCGGCAATAAGTGTTTCTCTTATCCCGCCACCAATATTATCAATGATCAAATACCTAGTTCCTACGGTGGATGCTGGCAATCCACTATTAGGACCTTTGGTTTTTGGATCAATAATGGCGTCAAATGTGCCCGGGCTATTGGGTCTATATTCACTGAGGATATCTGTGTTGCTCGGGTAAGTGTCTGTGATCCATTCTATATTTAATATAGTAGGATCTAAGGGATTAATGGCAATAGTTCCAATAACCTCGGTGCCATTAGGTTGAATTAGGAATATTTTGCTAGTTCTAGAGTCCCATTTGCCAAGATGCTTGTCAAATAACAAGTTCCAGTTGACTTGTTGTTCTGAATTTATTTCAACATTAATTAAATCATTTATATGTGAACCGCTAGCATCTGGATAAAATATTCTAGCCTGACCTCCGTAGACAATAATATTGTAATTGTCTATGACTGTAGCAGCAGCACCTATATTATTCAATTGCGTAGGAGTTAGACCGCCATCATCTACCCCTAGCCCATCAATATATCCGCCACTACCCTTGCCTATCTGACTGAACATGCCCATGGAAATACTTTCAATAACACCCAATCGTTTAACTTTACTTGGGGGACTAATCCATATAGGCATGCTTAGGGTCATATTAGCAATATCTATTGGGCTATCGGTTCCTACTGGAATTGATCGACTACTAAAATTTATGCTATCCATATAGATCACACTTAAACTGGTCCAATCCACATAATTATCATTAGTCTGTATTTCAAGACTGGGATTGAACAGCATCAGCATTTGTTCTAAAATTTGTAATTTCTGTTCAGTACTTGATGTCCAAATGTCTGCCTTTACTGTGAGTTTGTAAGGGGTAGGCATGATTCTTTCTATGGTATAATTAGTACCCTCGGTACTGGTATATTCATCACGATCTGTTTCTGGATTGTATTCTATATCACGTTCCCTTATATGCATTTTGCCCACAAAAGTTGCATCAGCTAATCTGTCTTTTTCCATTTCAAGACTGCTAATATATACAGCAATTTTTGGCAAACTATTGATTTTATTTTCACTGTTTTGTCTAATAATATTACCAACTTGACGATCTTGGTCGCCATACATAACAGGCACTCTTGCTAGGGTGCCATCGCCATATTTTACAACAAAATTGCTGAGTAATCTTATAGTTTGTATAAGATACCGTCTTATTTGCCCGTCGTAGAAGAACTGCATTAAAAATCTGCCTTTGGTTTAAGTGCTTTGCTCAATGCCTGTCTTTCTGGCACATCCTTGCCTCCAATGATATTAACATTATTATTGTTGATAAAGCCAGTCTTTTGAGTTGTACGATCATCAGTATTGGTCAATTTGTGACGTACTGCATCTTCCACCTTGATCCAACGAACACCGTCATATCTAAACAATCTATTTGGTGCAAAATCAGTCCTTAAATAATAATCATTGAGGTATGGATTAGCTGGAAAGTTGACTCCATGACCAAAGTCATAGCCATTAGGTGGAAATCCATCACCTAACAAGTATCCTACATATCCACTTCTAACAGCACGACCATGAATTCGACTAGCGTCGAGTCCCATACTGCTAGCATCTGGCGGAGTCATATTATCGTCAACGGTTTCTAGTATGGGATTACCGTTGGTAGGATCCACTGCTAGGGTATAGAATTGTCTAGTTTCATATCCACTTAACGGAGTATCTGCTTCGGCCTGTGTTATGATAGCATCATTGATTTCTAATTCTCTACCTTTGGTACTTAATACACTACGTAAGGTTTGATTTGTAGGATCACCATTAGCATCAGCAATAGGTTGATCTAGTATGTCGGCAAACTGTTGAGAGTCTGTAATTTTCTTAAGCTTTAATCTATATAAATGTGGCCACCAAGTAATGCTATACCCTTCACTGGCTCTGCTAACGTCCTCAATAACAAAGTATCTTGGCAGGGCAATATTATAATCGTTTAGAGCAAATTCATCTTTTAGGTGAGGCATTTCAACTACATCACCACTGATTGGTTTACGTCCTATAGTCTGTATCCAATCGTTAATATGTACAGTGGCAAACACGGTGTCATTGTCGATGAACAAGCCAAATTGGCTGAGATTAAAGTCTAAGTTTTGTACATTATAATGCCCTCTAATCTTATAGATACTGGGATCATATTTTCTATCTCTATTTTCTAATAAGAGTAAATCTTGTATTTGAGTGGGGTCATAAGTGGGATTGACTCCGTCTTTGGTATAAAAAGGAGTAGCAGCACTGGCATTTTCTGCTGAACTTTTTACACCTAAATATTTATGTAAGTAGAAATCAGTACCGCCAATGGCGAACATTTCACTGATCTGACGATCTATGAATTTATAATCGTTTCCTCTTTCTGGACGGTAAAGGCTGAGTCTAGGCATATGATATTTATCAGCTGCTAAATATACAGGGAGAACTAATATGGCACCAGATACTACTATTGTTCAAGAAAGGGAAAACGTTTACAGATATTGTAAAGCCATGTTGGGCGATGGCATGGTAGATGTGGAATTAGACCCAATTCATTATGAAACTGCATTGAATAAAGCTCTTGCCAAGTTTAGACAACGTAGTAGCAATAGCGTAGAAGAAGGTTATTACTTTTTAGAATTTAAACTGGACACTAATGATTATATTCTACCAAAAGAAATAGTGGAAGTGCGTAGTGTATATCGTAGAACTATTGGTTCAAGAACAGCAGGCGGCAGCGGCGGCACAAATTTTGAACCATTTAATTTAGCATATACTAACACATATTTGTTAAACAGTACCATGCTAGGCGGTATAGCCACATACGAAATGTTTGCAGGATATCAAAAATTAGTTGGTAGAATGTTTGGTGCTTTCATTGAATTTCAGTGGATTCCAACTACTCATACATTAAGAATATTACAACGTCCATATGGTGAAGGTGAGCAAATTTTAATCAGAGGATATAATTATAGACCAGATGATCACTTACTCAAAGACACCTATGCTGCACAATGGTTTAAAGACTATACATTGGCCACATGTAAGGTGATTTTAGGTGAAGCACGTAGTAAGTTTGGTCAAATAGCAGGACCAGGTGGTGCAGGTGGATTGAATGGAACTGACTTAAAATCAGCTGGTAAAGAAGAAGTTGAGAAGTTAGAAAAAGATCTTGACATGTTTATTGGCGGTGCAAGAGAAGGTTACTATTTCGTCATTGGTTGATTACTATTTGACTTATTTGTTAAATTACTTTATTATTACAAAAAGGAGACTTTTGTGATAATTGGTATTTGTGGATTCATTGGCAGCGGCAAGGATACTATAGCAGATTATCTAGTAAATTTTCATGAATTTAAGCGTGAAAGTTTTGCTAATTCATTGAAAGACGCTGTTTCAGCTGTATTTGGTTGGAATAGAGAGATGTTAGAAGGCAGAACAAAACAAAGCAGGGAGTGGCGTGAACAGGTGGATCCTTGGTGGGCCAGTCGTTTAAATATGCCTAATCTTACTCCTAGATGGGTATTACAATATTGGGGTACCGAAGTCTGTCGTAAAGCCTTTAATGACGATATTTGGATTGCCAGTTTAGAAAACAAATTAAAAAATACCACTGATAATGTGGTGGTTAGTGATTGTAGATTCCCCAATGAAATAGCAGCCATTAAAAATACAGGCGGTACAGTTGTTTGGGTACAAAGAGGCGAGTTGCCTAATTGGTACTCATTGGCATTAGCAGCCAATAATGGTGATATAGTGCAAAGAACACAGTTAGAAAATTTAAAAATTCATGCCAGTGAGTGGAGTTGGGTTGGTACTGACTTTGATCTTATCATAGATAATAATGACAGCGTTGATGATTTGTATCGTCGAGTTGAAGTCTTAATATAATAGAGTTTATCAGTTAGTTTTGACCTAAACCCAAAGATTTTCTCCATTTACTATAAATACAATGAGTAAGATTTAGGAGAAATCGAACAATGGCCCAATTAAATTCACCAGGCGTCGCCGTAACAGTTATTGACGAAAGTTTTTATGCTCCAGCAGCACCAA